ATGGCCCGCGCGTTCCTGGCGTCGTGCAAGTCCGTCGAGGTCTACCTGCTGTGCCCGACCGCGGCCACCGGGTCGGCGGCGCTGGACGAGATCGTCATCGCCACCACCGCCACCGCCAACGGCGTGCTCTCGGTGTGGTTCGCGGGCGAGCAGATCGACGTGGCCATCACCACCGGGGACACGGCCACCAACATCGGTGACAACCTCGTCCTGGCGTTCAACGCCCGTACGTGGCTCCCCGCGACCGCGGCCAACGCCTCCGGCACCGTGACCCTCACCGGCAAGGTGGCCGGCGTGGACCTGAACTCGATCCGGTTCCGCGCCAAGATCACCGGCACCGGCATCGGTACCACCGTTACCCCGACTGCGGACACCGCCTTTGGCGCGTCCGGGTCCGGGTCGGCCGCCATCGGGGTCGGGACCATCTCCTACTCCAACGCGCTGGCGACGATGCTGGCGCGGAGCTTCGATTACATCCTGGCCGGCACGCAGATTGCGACCCCCATCGATGCGCTGCTGGATCAGGTGTCGATCCAGGCCGAGCCCTCGACCGGGTTCCGGCAGAAGTGCATCTTCGGCGCGGCGCTCACCCCGTCGGCCGCCGTCACCCTCGCCAGCGGTTCGTCGATGAACCGGCCGCGTGCGCGGCTGGTCAACGCCGAGGAATGCCCGGTCGAGCACTACGTGCTGTGCGCCACGGTCGGCGCGTCGTTCATCAAGGAAGAGACCGTCGACCCGAGCTTCAACTTCGACGGTTACGGGTCCAAGCCCGGCCAAACCCTCATCCTCTCGGCGCCGTACAACGACAGCGCCCGGCCGACGATGACCGAGCAGAAGTCGATGCTGAACGGCGGCGTGACCCCCATCGCCTACACCGACGGCGGGCAGCCGTACGTGGTCCGGTCGGTCACGACGTACTGCAAGAACGGCTCGAACTTCGATTACCGCGTCCGCGACTCGCACCTCGTCTGCATCGCCGACAAGTTCACCAACGACATGGTGGCCAAACTGGCCGCCTCGCCGTGGACCAAGGTGACCAGCGATTCGGTCGCAGGTGCCCGCGAGCCGGGGCCGGAGTTCGCCACCCCGCGGCGCATCAAGGCCAGCGTGGAGCAGCTCGTCTCGGACTACGTGGACGCCGGTTGGCTCGACCCGGCCAAGCGCCAGGCGACCCTCGACGGCATCCAGGTGGGGCAAGACCCGAGCCTGCCCAGCCGGGTCAACACCAGCGTGCCGCTCTACAGCGCCATCTTGCTGCACCAGCACGCCCTGCTGGTCAAAGAGTCCAGCGCCGCCACCTGAGACCCGGCCCGACCCCGTAGCCCTCGCCCCACATCCCGGCGCCTGACCGCGCCACCCGACCCCGTGACCACGGCCCGACCACGCACAGATCCGCGCGTGCGTCGGGCCATTGCCGTTTGAGGTAACCCCCATGGCCGCCTTGCAGATTTACGACCGCGGTGCCGTCTTCTTTGGCGGCCAACTGTTGGTCGAGTGCGTCAGCTTCACCGTCAAATCGGACCCGAAGCTCAACCCCATCAACACCATGCAGAAAGGCTTTGCTGGCGTCAGCCCTGGCGCCGAGCAGACCGATATCGAGGTGACCGAGGCTCTGCCCCGCGCCGGCTTCGATTACGACGCGCTGACGGCCTTGCAAGGCGTCGAGGTCGTGGAGTTCGTCTGCTACCTCGGTAGCAAGAAGCTCAAGTGCAAGGGCTTCATCTCGGGCCTCGACATGGCCACGGGCGTGGACAAGGGGGCCGAGGTGAAGTTCAACTTCATGGGCTCGCCCCTTGAAGCGTCGGCCTTCTGATGCCGCTGCCCGAGAACAAGCCGAGCAAGATCCCGGCCGACATCGACCCGCGCCACGTTGCGCCGGGCGTGCTGGTCCAGCGCCTCATCTCGCGCGGCAAGCTGCGGCACGCCGTGGCCGACTATCCGCGCTACGACGACGCCGGGCTGCCGGTGGCCAAGGTCTACGTGCGGCTTCTTACCGTGGCCGAGCAAGACCTGGCGCTGGCCAACGCGCGGCTCTACGTCGAGCGGCTGCTGGCCAGCAGCAAGAAGGACCAGGCCCTCGACTGGCGGCCGGAAGAACTGGAGCACAACGCCCGCATCACGGAGATCCTGGCCGTGGCGTGCCGCGAGCCGGACGACCCGGACAAGCCGTTCTTCCCGCACGGCGTCCACGAGATGCGCGAGCACTGCACCCCGGAAGAACTCGGGGGCCTCGCCAACGTCTACGCCAAGATCGCCGCCCAGCACCCGCGCCTCGGTGACCTGACCGACGGCGAGATCGAAGCCTTCTTGCGTGCCGTCAAGGAGGGCACGCTCGAACACCCTTTCTCCTTTTGCTCGCGAGAGCAGCTGGAGACCCTGCTCGATTTCTGCGTGAGGCGGTTGGACGAGACGGGTGCCCTCTCGACTGGCCTCCCACCGACCTGATCCTTGCCCTCGGCGTGATGCGCGCCGTGGACGAGTTCAACAAGAAATAAACCATGGCCGGCGTCGTCAAAATAGACTTCAAGATCGGCGGCGCCGACGCCCTCTCACGGGCCATCTCGACCGTCCTGAAGTCGTCGGAACGTGCCATCCGGCAATCGACGCAGAACGAGCAGAAGGCCAACCGTGAGCGCGTGTCCGGCGCGGCCGGCGCGTCCCGCTCGGTCATCAACGAACAGCGCAAGGTCGCCGCCGAACAGCGCCGCATGGAGCGCGAGGCGGTCGCCGTCGTGCGCCAGGCCAACCGCGAGAAGGTCCAGGAAGAACGCCGCGCCTCGGCCGAGGTGGTGGCCGTCGTCCGTCAGGCCAATCGCGAGAAGATGGCCGAGGAGCGCAAACTCGAAAACGAGAAGCGCCGGGCCGACAACCGGGCCAAGAACCGCGCCGAGCAGAACGCCAAGGAGCGCGGTCGCTTGCTGGGCGGCATGGTCGGCGGCGGCGTCTCGGGCGCCGCACACGGCGTGGCCACCCTCGGCCGCGGTGCCGGTGCCCTGGTGCGCGGCGGCATGGGCCTGGCCGGCTCGCTCATGGGCGGGCTCGGGGTCGAGGCTGGCCTCGGTCGCGCCGTGCATGTCGGCACCGAGCGGCAGAAGCTCGCCACCAACCTCGTCAACGCCAGCCTGAGCGGGCCCGAGGCTGAGAACGTGTCGATGGTCGAGCGGCAGAAGCGCGCCGCGGAACTCGGCACTTTTGCCAAGGACATCGGCGGCAAGACCGCCATGGACCCGAACAAGATCCTGGAAGGCATGGGGGCCTTCGTCGGCAAGACCGGCGACCTCCAGACCGCCAAGGAGGCCATGGGCGAGCTGGCCGTGCTGTCCCGCGCCACCGGGTCCAGCGTGGAGGACATGGCCTCGGCGGCCGGTGACGTGTCGGCCAACCTCGGCGACATGAAGAACAAGGGGCAGATGGTCACGACCATCATGCGCGTGTTCGCCGGCCAGGGAAAACTCGGCGCGGTCGAGGTCAAGGACCTGTCCAAGCAGATGGCCGGACTGGCCGCGCAGACCACCATGTTCGCCGCCGGTCCCGAGAAGGCCATGGCCTCGCTCGGCGCCCTCACGCAGGAAGCCCGGCAGGGCGGCGGCGCCAAGTCGGCCGCGCAGTCCGTGACCAGCGTGGAGAGCTTCGTCAATACGTTTTCCAAGGGGTCGCGGCTCGCCAAGTTCGATCAGAACAAGGTCGCGTACAAGAACGACAAGGGGCAACTGCTCGACCCGGAAGAGATCATCGTCAACGCGCTGAAGGCGACCGGCGGCGACAACAAGAAGATGGGCGAGTTGTTCGCCGATGTTCGCGCCCGGTCCGCTACCAAGGGTTTCGAGTCGATCTACCGCAGCGCAGGCGGCGGCGAGGCCGGCGAGAAGGCCGTCCGCGCCAAGTTCAGCGAACTGCGCGGCGCCACCCTCGGCAAGGGCGACGAAGAGGCGGCGTTTGCCGCGTCGATGCAGACCGCCGAGGCCAAGGCGCAACTCTTCCAGCAGCGCCTCGACCAGATCGCCGGGGACATGGCCGACAAGCTCATGCCGGCCATGCTGAAGTTTGCCCCGGTGGCCGAGCAGGGCGCCGCCATCCTGTTGAAGTTCATCGAGGCGGTGGCGCCCAACGCCGACCAGCTCGCCGTGGCCCTCGGCCAACTGGCGCCGGTCGCTGCACAGGCCGCCACGGCGCTGGCCAAGATCATCGGCGGCGCGGTGGAGAGCCCCAAGGCCGCCGCTGCGCTGCTGGTCGGTGGCATGGCGGCCAAGAGCGCGCTCGGCGTGGCTGCCGGTAGTAGCCTGGTCCAGGGGGCCCTCGGCTCGGGCGTCGGTGCGCTGGCCGGCGGGGTCAAGGCAGCCGGCGCCGGGCTGCTGGCCAAGGGCGGCGGCGCCCTGGCCGCGGGTGGCACGGCGGCGGCGCTGGTCGGGGCTGCGGTGGCCGGCGGGATGCTGGGCACCATGGCGACCGACTGGCAGGACCAGCAATACAAGGACCGCACCAAGACCCGTCAGGCCCTCGGGAACGAAGCGACGACCCTGCAACAGAAGATGTTTCAGGGCACCGCGTCCGAGGGCGACATCAAGCGCGCCCGGGAACTCACCGGGCAACTGCGCGCCACCGCCAACGACACCTCTGTCAGCGGCAAGGTGGACAAGTTGCTGGGCGACGACTCGGCCGCACGCGCGGGCGAGCAGGCTGCCGCACTGGAGGCGGCGCTGTCCAAGGCGATCCCGAAGCAAGACCCGGCCGCCATGGGCGCGGCGATGGCCGGACCCATCGCGGACGCCGTCGGCACCGCGGTCGCCGCTGCCTCGCTGCAAACCACCAAGGTCCAGCCCCCGTGAGCCCCCATGCCCATCGACCCCGTCACCAGACGTAGCGACCTCGACGCGTTCGCCAAGATGCCCAAGGCGTCGTGGCGAGACATCGAGTTCGTGTGCGGGCCGATGGATTGGGGGTTCACTCACGCCCACGCCGCCCACCTCTACCCGGACCGAGACGCCGGCTACATTGAGAGCACCGGCCGCAACCCGGCCACGTTCTCGTTCACGGCCATCTTCCGCAACGGCGTCGTGGGCGAGCGGTTGCAGTTCCCGACGCTCTACCAGGCGTTCACCCGGGCGTGCATGGACCGCACGGCGGGCGACCTGCTGCACCCGGTCCTCGGGGTCATCAAGGTCAAGTGCCAGTCCTACAAGGCATCGTTTGACGTGATGCGCCGCGACGGTGCGGATGTGCAGGTGGAGTTCATCGAATCGACCGACGAGGCCGACGAACTGGACGCGCTGCTCGGGCAGAACAGCCCGATGGGCAACTGCATCACGGCGGCGCGCAACCTGGACGATGCGCTCGGCAACGTGAGCCCGGCGCCGCCCCCGCTGCCGCAGTCGCTCAAGCCGAGCCTGCTGGACAGCATCAAGCAACTCAACGGCGCGGTGCAGCAGTACAAGCTCGGGATCGGCAACATCGCCGGGCAGATTGACAGCTACGCCAGCGCCATCGACGACCTGACCAATACGCTGCAAGCCCTCGACGACCCGAAGAACTACCGGGCGCTGGACGCTTGCGAGCGCATGTTCGCATCGCTGCTGGCTCTGTCGGTCGAGGTCACCAAGAAGGCCAAGCCGACCATCCCCGCACTGGTGCCGTTCACCACGTCGCTGGCCGGCGCGGCCGGGTACTTCGGCATGGATGTCGGCGCCTTCGCCAAACTCAACCCCATTATCGCCGGGCAGACCACCATCCCCGTGGGTACGCCCGTCATGATCGCCGCGGTATGACGCCCCCCGACCTCGACCGCCTCACGCTGACCATCGAGGACGGGACGCAGTACGACCTGTGGACCGAGTGCGTCATCACCGACTCGTTCCTGGACCCGTGCCAGACGATGCAGCTTTCCGTTGCCGCCGACGAGACGCGGTTCGGTCTGCTCGGTCGGCTGCGCAAGGGGGCGCAGTTCCTGCTCGAGATCAACGGCAACCCGGTGCTCGGCGGCTTCCTGGACAAGGTCGGGATGCGGTCGAGCCGGGCCGGGCGGCTGGTCACCATCACCGGGCGCGACGTGCTCTCTCCGGTGGTGGACAGCAACGTCGATCCGAGGCTGCCGGTCAAGAAGGGCATGTCCCTCATGGACCTGGCCAAGCTCCTGTTTGAAGAGCATTTCCTGTTGCCGGTGAAGGTGTCCGACTCGGATGCCGTGGTCATCGACGGCCGCAACCGCGCCGTCGGGAAGCCGGTTAAGGCCAAGCCCAAGAAGGGCCGGCGCAAGACCACCGACACGCTGAAAGAGATCTACCCGAAGGCGAACGAGGGCGGGTTCCAGTACTTCACCCGCTTCGCCCACCGCGTCGGCTACCACGCCTGGGCGCTGCCGGACGGGCAGGGGGTCGTGATTGGTACCCCGACCTACGAGCAAGAACCGGCCGGCGAGTTGCGGCTGGTGCGCGGCGCCGCCGGCTTGTCGAACACGATTGAAGAGAGCAGCATCGACAGCGACAACACCCGGGTGCCGTCCCATGTGTTCGTGCGCGGCAAGGGCAGCAAGCCGGGTGACAAGTCCAACCCAATTGGCTGCGCCATCAACCCGGATGCGCCGTTCTTCAAACCGTTTTACCTGACGGACGAGGAGAGCGCGACCAAGGACCACGCCGACGCGGTGGCGCGGTTCGTGATGGGCAAGGCGTTGCGCGAGGCGCTGCGCTACACGGTCAAGGTGCGCGGCTTCACCGACCCGACCTCGGGCCGCGTCTGGACCGTGGACACCGTCGTCAACGTCAAGGACGAGGACTGCGGGGTCGAGGGCTTGATGTGGGTGGAGCAGCGGACCTTTCGCAAGTCGCGCGCTGGCACCTTCACCGAGATGACGCTGATCCCGGCGGACTCACTGCTGCTGGATTACTACGCCAGCGACAGCCCGCCGCCGCCGCCCGAGAACTACAAGGCTGCCGCGGCGCAGATCAAGAAGAAGCCCGTGTCCGAGCGTGAGTGGTCCGGCGTCGAGCGGGCCTACGTTTCGATCTGGGGCACCTTCGCCGGCAACACCCCACCGGCCAGCGCGCTCGATGACCTAGGCCGCACCAACAAGACATTCTGACCATGAGCACCTGGATCGATTGGGTAGACGTGACCGAGTCCACGTTCTCGAAAGACGCCAGCGGCGGCGAGGCCCAGGTGGTCACCTGCGCGGTGCGCGACGCCGGGCAGGAAGACGGGCAGACCGGGCGCGATGTCGAGGTCTGGGGCCTCGGGTGCATCGTCTACCGGCCCGCCCCGCCGGACGACAAGGGCAAGTGCCAGGCCGCCGTCGCCACCGTCGGCGGCGCCCGTGTCATCGTCGCCACCCGGGACACCCGGGCCGCCACCGCGGTCGGTGACCTCGGGGAAGGGGACGCGGCCTTCTGCGCCCCGACCAGCAAGAGCGCGCTCATCGCCAAGGCCGACGGGAGCATCGCGCTGTTGCAACAGGGCGACGAGGCCGACGCCATGATCGTCATCGAGAAGGACGGCGCCATCATCTTTCGCAACAAGTGGGGCCAGCTTCAACTCGACGAAAACGGATTCGCCGTGGTGCTCACCTCGGGCGAGTCGTTCGAGCTGGCACCGGCTAGCGCGCAGATCACCGCCGACGTGGTGAAGATCGCGGGCGGCGTGGTCTCCCTCGGCGCCGCCGCTGCCGTGCCGCTGACGTTTGCGCCCACGTCCGGCGTGGTGAAGCCCGCGCCCAACATCCTGATCTGACCCACCATGTCCCGCTGCAAGCTACCCGGCTTTGACCTGAAGTTGCCGGGGCTGCCGGCCATCCCGCCGCCGATCCCGCTCCCGCGCATCCCGATTCCGCGGCTGCCGACGTTCGGCCTGCGGCTGCCGGGCTTCGCGCTGAAGCTCCCCGGCCTGCCCGCCATCCCGCCACCGATTCCGCTGCCGCGGCTGCCTATCCCGCGGCTGCCGACCTTCGGGCTGCGCATCCCCGGCTTCAACCTGAAGCTCCCCGGTCTGCCCTCGCTGCCGCCGGCCATCCCGTTCCCGCGCATCCCCATTCCGCGGTTGCCCGCCTGCCCCCTGGACGCCCTCTGATGCCCGGATTTGGACTCACCTCCTTTGGCCTGACCGCCACCGGCTTCGGCTCGACCGCGGGCCAGCCGTCGCCCGGGTCCGGCTACGCGCCGACCGTGGACAACGTGCTGGACCGAAAGGTCGACTTCCCGGCCAAGGACTACGCGGTGAACTACGACGCCACCGGCTGCCCGCACGCGTCGCAAGACCCGCTGGCGCAGCAGGTGGCGTTCCGTCTGACCACCCGCAAGGGCCGGTTGCCGTACGACCTGACCTTCGGCAACGACTGGCTCAACCTCGACAAGATGCCGGCCGACCTTGCCGGCTTCGGCCTGCGCGCGGCCAACCTGGCCTTGCAAGACCTCATCAACGCGGGCGCCGTTCGTGTCGTCTCGGTCGAGGTCGAACGCGACGGCGGCACCGCCATCCAGGCCGTGACCTGGCTCGACCTGCGCACCCGGCGCGAGCCCACCACCACCCGCATCCGGAGAGCCTGACCCATGGCCCAGACCGCCAACGACGTGCCGACCCGCGAGCAAGCGGTCGAGCGCGCTCTCCAGTTTTACCAGCGCGGCCTTGTCCGTCAGGCTGGCGTCTCCGCGTCCTCGGCCCGCGCCGCCACCGCCAAGGGCACCGAGAGGTGGCTCACGGTGCAGGCGTGGGCGCAGGGGTTGGAGGTGGTGTTCGCCAACGCCATCGCGCTCGAGGACGCCGCCCTCCCTGACACCGCCACGGGCGACGACCTCGTGCGGATCTGCGCCATCTACGGCGTCAGCCCGAGCGGGGGCGCGGGCGCACAGGGCCCGGTCACCGTGACCTGCACCGGTAGCGTCACCTACCCGGAGAGCCGGGAACTCACCAGCAACACCACCGGCAAGCGCTACCGCGTCGTGGCCTCGACCGTGGCCAGCGACGGCGATAGCGTCAACATCGTCGGCATCGACGTGGGCGTGGCGTCCAACCTCGCTGCCGGGGAGGTGCTGACCTGGACCTCGCCCCCCATCGGCAGCGGGTCCACCTGCGTGGTCGCATCGGGCGGCCTGGTCGATGGCAAGGACGCCGACAACGACGGGCGGTTGCGCGAGCGGCTGCTGAAGCTCCTGCGCGAGCCCCAGAACGGCGGCTCGTGGGCGCACTACCGGCAGTGGGCGGAAGACGCCTCCGCGTCGGTCGAGGCGGCCTACGTCTACCCGGCCGCACAGGGCCCCGGCACGGTCCATCTGGCCTACACGGTCGAGGGCACCGCCGACAACGCCTACGCCCGCACCGGCACCACCGCCCTGACCACGCTGGTGGCGCAGGCGGTCGTGGACGAACAGCCCGAGTTTGCCGACGTGACCGTCACGACCGTGGCGCACCAGGACATCGGCCTGGCGTTCAAACTATCGCTGCCCGAGCCGCTGACCGGCGGCGGGGCGGGTGGGGGCTGGATCGATGAGGTCGGGGACCGCTGGGCCAAGGCCAAGATCGGCGCCGGCAACGTGGACGGGACGGTCAAGGTCACGTCCGTCTCGTCGTCGCTGACCTTCACCACCAACGCCTACAACGACCCGGTGGACGGCTCGTGGATAACCATCTTCTCCGTCGCGGACCGCGTGCCGTACCTGGCGCAGGTGGCCAGCCACAGCGGCGCCGCCGGGGCGCGGGTGGTGACCCTGGACCGCAGCCTGCCGACCGTCGCCGTGGGCGATTACATCTGGCCGGCGTGCGAGCAGGGCGAGGACTACTGCGCCACCATCCAGGCCGAGGTGGCCAAGCTCGCCCCGGGTGAGAAGACCGCCGACGCCGACGTGCTGCCCCGCGCCTACCGCCACCCGCGCGCCATCGACGGCAGCCCGTCGGACCTCACCACCACGCAGCTCGTCGCCTTGCAGGTGGCGCACCGCGAGGTGACCAATGCCGCGTACTTCGAGGCCGACGAGTCCACGGTGACGCTGCCCCTGGCCCCGGACGCGCCGACCGCGGTGACCGACCCGCCCAACGTGTTCCGCGTCGCCACCCTGGCCTTCTACCCCACCTGAGACCGCCACGATGTCGACCCCCATCGCCCCCGAGACCCCGGACCTCTCCACCTTCGGCGCGCCCTACCTGGACGCTGACGCCGTGGTGGACCCCGAGACCGAGATGGCCGCCGCGGCCATGAACCTTCTGGCCACGCAGGTCGTGGCCACCGGCCACACCGCGCCGCGTGCCTGGGCCCTCTGCACCATCTCCGGCGGGGTCATCACCCTGGTCGACCACGACGCCGTGTGGGGCTCGGGCGCGGGCGTGGCGCCGGTCGCGGCCCGGTCCAGCGCCGGGGTCTACACGGTGACGTGGGCCTCCGCGTACGACGACCTGCAAGACGTACCCGAGTCGCACTCCACCATCCTGCGCGCCGCGGTCGCCTCCGGGTACGCCGCGGCCGGTGCCCGCATCGTCAACGGCTACCTCTCGTCGGCCATCGTCGCCACGGTCAAGTCCTACGACGCGGCCGGCGTCGCCGCTGACGTGGACACCTTCACCGTGACGGTGTGGTGATGGGGGCCTTTGGCGACTGGCGGGCCCCGTTCCCGCTGCGCTTCGGGGGCCGCCCTCACGCGGTGGCCGACATGCTGTACCAGACCGTCAAGGGCGCCCGCCCGGACGCGCTGGCCGGCGGGGCAGGCACCGAGGTGGACCTGGAAAACAAGGTGATGGCCCGGCTCCTGTGGATGGGCTGGCGGGCGACGGCGCGGCGTGTGGCGCAGCGCGACCCGGCCAAGCTCACCGCGGACGTGAGGCCGGTCACCCTGCCGGACACCGGCACCACCCGGACGACCTCGACCCTGGCCCGGTGGGAGGCGCTGCTCTACCTGACGCCGGCCCCCGGTGCCTCGGCCCGGACCCGGCGCGCGGCGGTCAAGGCGGCACTGGTCTCTACCTCGTCGGCGCGGCGCGTGGCCGTGGAGGACGCCATGCGCGCGATCTTCGGGTCGTGGCTGGTGGGCCTGGCCGAGAACCGCGCCGTGGATGTGGACTACCCGGGCCGGCCGACCGTGGGCGATGTCCACGCCTACTGGCCGACGGTGCAAGACCCGCCCACCCCGGACACCTTCCACGATGCGGACAAGCCGGGCGAGTTCTCGGTCACCTACCCGTGGCGGTCGGCGCTCTGCCTCGTGTGCGTGCAGATCCAGCCGCCTGCCTCGACCTCGCAAGACGAGATCGACGCCAAGGTGGGTAAGGCGGTCGCGCAGCTCGACGACATGCTTCCGGCGTGGATGAGCGCCACCCTTTCGCAGTTCCCCCCAGACCAGACCGTCGGCGGCTTCTACGCCGGGGTGTCTCTGGTCGGCCTGACGGCGGTGTTACCCATGTCCTCCACCAAAGTATTCATCCCGGCCATCTCCACCGGGGAGCGGCTGACCGCGGCCAAGATCAACGGGCTCGACACCGCGCAGTACAACAGCCTGACGCGCAACGAGAACGTGCCGTTGCTGGACGACGCCGGCTTTGACCTCGGCGCCTTCGACTTCCTGATCCTAGGCAGCGGGGCAGGGAAGTTCAAGCCGGACGGGGCTTACACCGAGTTCCAGGGGTACCCGACGGTGGACTCGTCCTCGCGAGCGGTCACCGGCTACGCGCCGCCGTCCGTGGCGATGTACGACAAGGTCAGCTCGGTCGGGTTCTCCGAGGGCATCCAGCGCATCCAGCAGGTCGTCGTCTCGAGGACGCTGAACTTCTGGATCACGCTGCCCATCGGCACGGTCATCTCCACCATCTCGGTCGGGCTCAAGAAAGCCAGCGGCACCGCCGGGTTGCCGGGCGTCATGCCGACGGTGGCCCTGTACTACTACGACATGAC